ATGGAAATTTTAGCAGAAGATTCAAAAGACGGCAAAAGCAAGAACTTATATATGAAGGGTATCTGCATTCAGGGTGGTGTTAAAAACCATAATGAACGTGTATATCCAGTAAATGAGATTGCCGATGCTGTTTCCCAACTTAATGAACAAATCACTGGTGGCTACTCTGTTTTAGGCGAAGTAGACCACCCAGATGATTTAAAAATTAACTTAGACCGAGTCAGTCACATGATCACAGAAATGTGGATGGATGGACCAAACGGCTATGGCAAATTAAAGATTTTACCAACTCCAATGGGTACGTTAGTTAAGACCATGTTGGAAAGTGGTGTAAAATTAGGCGTTAGTTCTCGTGGTAGCGGTAACGTGAACGAGAATGACGGCAAAGTTAGTGACTTTGAAATAGTCACTGTAGATGTAGTGGCACAACCTAGTGCTCCTAACGCATACCCAACAGCGATTTACGAAGGACTGATGAATATGCGTGGTGGTGCTAAGATGTTCGAGATGGCTCGCGAAGCCGGTGTTGATCAAAAAGTGCAGAAGTATTTGGTAAACGAGGTAACTCGTTTAATCAAAGATCTTAAAATTAAATAGGAGATCACAATGTTAGACGCTATCAAACCATTGTTAGATAGTGGCATTATTAATGAAGAGACTCAAACCGCAATTAACGAGGCTTGGGAATCTAAATTAAGTGAAGCCAGAGAAGAAATTCGTGCAGAAATGCGTGATGAATTCGCTGGTCGCTACGATCATGACAAGAAAGTAATGGTTGATGCTCTAGACAAGATGGTTACTGAAACGCTCACCGCTGAACTTAAAGAGTTCGCCGATGAGAAACAGGCTCTTGCAGAAGACCGTGTTAAGTTCAAACAAGAAATGGTTGAAAAATCACAAAAGTTTGATCAATTCATGGTTACTAAACTTGCTGAAGAAATCAACGAGTTAAGAGCAGATCGCAAAGTTCAAAGTGAGGCTATTGCTAAACTAGAGAAATTTGTAATCCACGCTCTTGCAGAAGAAATTAAAGAGTTTGAACAAGACAAACGTGCTGTCGTTGAAACAAAAGTTAAACTTGTAGCAGAAGCAAAAACTAAACTTGCTGAACTAAAAGAAGCATTTGTTAAACGTAGTGCTAAACTTGTTAAAGACACAGTAACAGAAAATCTAGGGTCAGAATTGACTCAATTAAAAGAAGATATCCAAAGTGCTCGTGAGAACATGTTTGGACGTAGAATCTTTGAAGCGTTTGCTAACGAATTTGCTGTAACACATTTAAATGAAAACAGTGAACTCAAAAAACTTTCAGATATCATTGCTGAAAAAGAAGCAGAGATCGAAGAAAAAGCAAAAGCAATTGAAGAATCAACTTCTTTAGTTGAATCTAAAGAACGTGAAATTCAAGTGATCAAAGAGAGTGCTGAACGTAAGGACACACTCAATGAATTACTTGGTACGTTAAACAAAGAGAAAGCGGCAGTAATGTCAGACTTACTCGAAAGTATTCAGACTGAGAAACTCAGATCTGCATACGACAAGTATTTGCCAGCAGTTCTAAACGCATCTGTTAAACCAAAGGCCGACAAGCCAGTTTTAGCAGAAAGTAAAGAAGTAACTGGTAACAAAGAATCTGCTAAGTCAGACGTTGAAACACCAGAAGACAACAATGTTGTTGAGTTGAAACGTTTAGCAGGGCTGAAGTAGTAACTTTTAATTAAAAGGAAATAGAGAAATGACAACCCAACTATTAGAAGGCCGTTGGAACGAAACCAAGGACGCCCTGTTAGAAGGCTTACAAGGTTCACGTAGAACAACAATGGCTGTTATTTTAGAAAACACTAAGAAGCACTTGGCTGAGAATGCTACAAGTGGCGCAACTAGTTCTACTAACGTTGCTACACTTAACCGCGTTATTCTTCCAGTAATTCGACGTGTTATGCCTACTGTTATCGCTAACGAATTAGTAGGTGTTCAACCAATGACAGGTCCAGTTGCACAGATTCATACATTACGAGTACGTTATGCTGAAACTAACAATGCAACAGGTACTGCAAACGACGTAACTGCTGGTGATGAAGCATTATCACCATTTAAGGTAGGCGTTGCTTATTCTGGTGACGGCACTGCTGGATTAGGTGCTTCAACTTCAACACTTGAAGGTAACCCAGGTAAGAAAATTAACGTTCAAATCCTTAAACAAGTAGTTGAGGCTAAAACACGTAAATTATCAGCACGTTGGACATTTGAAGCGGCACAAGACGCACAGTCTATGCACGGTTTAGATGTTGAGGCTGAAATCATGGCGGCTTTAGCACAAGAAATTACAGTTGAAATTGATCAAGAAATTCTTGCTTCATTAAGAAGTTTATCAGGTTCAACATATTCATACAACCAAAGTACAGTATCAGGTACAGCAACATTCGTTGGTGACGAACATGCGGCATTAGCGGTTACAATTAACCGTGCGGCAAACTTAATCGCTCAACGTACACGTCGCGGTGCTGGTAACTGGGCTGTTGTTTCACCTGCGGCTTTAACAGTGTTACAATCTGCAACTACTTCTGCTTTTGCACGTAGTACAGAAGGTACATTTGAAGCACCTACAAACACAAAATACGTTGGTACATTAAACGGTGCTATGCGTGTTTATGTTGACGGTTACGCAAGTGACTCACAAGCAGTTTTAGTTGGTTATAAAGGTTCAAGTGAGGCTGACGCGGCCGCATTCTACTGCCCATATATTCCATTAATGAGTAGTGGTGTTGTACTTGACCCATCAACATTCGAACCAGTAGTTGGCTTTATGACAAGATATGGTTATGTAGAGTTATCAAACACTGCATCATCACTTGGCAATGCCGC